CAATTTTGTCGTTTTTAGAAGTTGGTTTTTTAGCTACGAAGAATTTTCCAATTTCATCAACGGTTGTTGTTTCAGCTTCCTCAATAGGAGTTGCTTCTTTAATTTTTCTTTCTTCGGTTTCAATTTCGTTTAATAAATCTATTAATTTTTTCATTTTTGTATAAAGTTAGTGATTTTTGTTTTTGCTTGTTCTACAGTATCAAACTCAGGTTGTGATTTAAGAGTTTGTTTAATATCTGAGTATATTTGTTTTGCTTCTGATTCTGATTTGGCTTTTTCTTCGGGGGATTTTTCTTTACCTATTTGTCCTAAAGGTTTAATATATGTTTGATAAATATATTCTTCATCAAAATTTTTATTAGCATTATCTGGATCTAAATTTAATAATATAAAATTATTACCAAACGCCTGTCTGTATACGTCTATATTGGTATTTACATCGCGCCATGAACGAATCACAATACTCGGCAACAATGATCTGTCTCGCGTTTTATTACGCTCTAGTGACGTTATAGGCGACACATAAGTCATTATCATTGCTGTTTGATAACCTAATGATTCTAATTCTGCTTTTTTCTTAAGTAATGTTTTAGAAGAACCACCTACACTATCGATTAGTAAATTTTTAGCATCTTTAACAGCATCTTGAAATTTAGTATCTGTTACTTTTCTTGCTTGACCCATTAATTCACCTGATTTTTTTAATTCATCAGGTGACATGTTAGCTAATTTCATTCCAATACCTGAGGATTTAAGTAATTCCTCATAAGTATCATCTACATTAATGGTTTGGAAATTTGAAGGTACTAATTGTTTAGATATAAATGATTTCCCTGACCCTGCTGGACCTGCCATAAAAATTGCTTTTGGCTTACCTTGTATTTCTCTTAATAAAGATATCAGTCCAATCATGGATGTGGTTTGTTATAAATATAACAAAAAAGGCTTGGATAACCAAGCCCTTTATTTGAAATACTTTTATTTTTTAAATATCATATATTGTGTATTTTAATTCTTTTCCACTTATATTTAAAGATTTACCTTTAAAAGTTCCACCTGGTGTATCAGCAAATCTGAATGTCGCTCCGGCTAAGCTTGTAAAAGGTTTTCCGGTTTTAGGATCTATCATTGTTTCTCCTCTACTTATATAATCTATTTCTGCTTCAACCTCATTATTTTCTGGGTCATTTGTTATGCTGTATATATCAACTACATTAATTCCTTTTATTTTTTTAATAATTTCATCTTTATTATCTTTAATAAATGACATTAAATCCATATTTTCATCTTCATTTAATACAGCCATCATTTTTTTAGCTTGGCCTTCGGTAATAATACCTGCTAATTGATTCATTCTTATAATATCTTTCATTGTTTTTATTATTTGATATAAATATATGAAAAAAATTCTAGATTGCCAAATCCCTTTTTACTGTAGTCTTGAATTCAGTAAATATAGGAGCATGAGTTGGATTTTCTAAATCAAATAAACGTCGTACTGTATTAAAGATATCAATATTTTCTTCTTGTGTTCGAGTTGGTAAAACCATTTCCCATCCCTTGCCTTGCATTTTGTCTTTACTAGATTTACGTTTTGATGATTTTAACCATAAAATACCATAATTATCTACTTCTTTACCATAACATTCATAATAACAATGACCATAAACTGCTGTCTGTAGTTCGTAAGTTGATTGAACATGGTTTGAAGTTTTAAAATCAATTAACCATAATTTACCTTCAATTTCACAAATCATATCACATGTTCCTGCTACTTTAAGTTCATCTGAAAATAAGTGTACTTCGGCTTCTATTAATTTTGGGTTATATGTTTCCCAAAAATCTACAAATCTTAAAAACATTTGCCACACATCCGGATTATATTGGGGATTACCTATAGGGCTCAGGAAATTTAATTCTTTTCCTTCAAGATACTCCTCAATCATTTCATGGACTTGGGTTCCTTCTTCCCCTGCTTTTTTAACAATATATTCAGCCGAGTAACCTACCTTTTTAAGCCAATCTTCAAAAAACTTACCTTTTGGGTAATATTGTAAAACATAAGTTACACTTGGATAATACTGACCATTACGTCTATAGTAACGAGCATCTGGTAATGTTACTTGTTGATGGTCATCTGAAATTTCTAGTATTCTATTATAGGTATGTTTAATTTTTGTCATTGTTGATTTAATTTTTGATACATTAAATTTGAGAGTGTTAATGGGTATGTTTTACTGATTATTTCTGTAAATTTTTGGAAGCCAAGTTCAGATGGGTCTTTTTGTTGTATATCTACTAAATAGACTTCTTTACCCTCATTTAAAAGTTGTTCACAAAAATATAAAGCTTGTTTTTGGGCATCCTTATCGAGTGCTATATATATTTTATTAACAGATGAGAGAATTATTTTTTTCATTAGATTGGATTGAATGTTTTTTCCTAATAATGGAATTACATTTCTTTTTATAGCTAATGCATCAAATGGTCCTTCACATAATATAATAGGTAAATCCCAATTTATGAATAATTCAAAAGGAATTATATTACGTGATAATGGTGGGTTTTTGGTTTTTATTTTAGGTTCCTTTTCAAAAGAACGACTCATAAAATAATTTAAATTACCATTTTCATCATATGATGGAATTATAATCATATTTTTATAAGGACCTTCTTCACAATAACCAATATTGTATTTTAGTATATCTTCTTTAGTTGTATTTCTTTTTTTAAGATAAACTAAAGCATGTCTTCCTATAATATCTGATTTTTGTATATTGATTAGGGGTTTAAACTCTTTAGGGAGTTCTATTGTGGAATAAATTAATTCTTCGTTGTTATTGTTTTCACGATAGTTAATTAATGATTTTAATTCATTTATTTTATCTAAAGGGACATCTACTCTTTTTAATAATTTAACTAGATTTTTACCTTTATATCCATCTTTTTGACCCCCACATATCCAACATTGATATTTATGGGTTTCTAGATTTATTTCTAATTTATGTTTGGTAGGATGGCAATTATTGGGGCATTTAAAAGCGTAATTATTTCTTGCTGTTTTTTTACCGTGTCCTAATGTTTGATATAAAATGTTTAAAACTAATTCATTATTCATAAAAAATAATATCTTATAATATAATAAAGAAAGCTTGGTTTCCCAAGCTTAACTTAATATTTTATTTTATTTTAATTATTTTTTAACAATATCAAATGAAATCATAATACCATCTTCAGCACGATCTCGCTCAATACTTTCTTTATCTATCATAAATAATGAATTTTTTTTCACTATATTTTTAATGGATTTTTGGATTTCTTGTTTTCGGTAACCAGGATAAATAGTTATTCCAATTTCCATTGATTCTGGGCTATCTTCATATGTTATTTCTTCACCATTATATGCTTTTAAATCTGTATTTAAGTCATTTAAAAGTTTTGAAAATTCATTATTTTCATTTTCATCTAAGATTTCCATCATTTTTCTAGCTTGGCCTTCGGTAATAATACCTGCTAATTGATTCATTCTTATAATATCTTTCATTTTGTTGTTTATTTTTTATTATAAATATATAAAAAAAATTTCCCTATAATATTAAATGAAATCATTTTTATAGAATTTACCTAAGATAGACGCATTAATCCATTCTTCGCTTTCTAATACACTATATATAAATTGATATTTACATTCGAAATATGTTAATAGTTTTTTATTTTCAACTAAATGTATTATTTCACGAGTAAAATCATCTTGTTTTTTTTCTTTAATTTTTTGTTTTATAAAATCTTCTGATCCATAATATATTTTCCAATCAGATTCTTTTATTATTTGTTTGGTTGTTTTAGTTCTACCTCGAGTAATAGGGAGTTGTGCTATTTCTTTTTTACCTAATTTTTTATTTAAAATACTAAATAATGATTTTTTACCTAAATATTTTTTACCTGTAGGAATATATGTTGTTACATATATAAAACCAAATGGGGTTACTTCACCAAAGTCCTCAATTTTTTCTATAACTTTTTCTTTATATTTCCACATAGTAATATTTTAAAGAATTATTTGCCAAGCCGTTGAGGTACTTGAATATAAACATTTAAATGAAAATGAAGATGTGGGTGTTGTAACAATATTGGATAATAGACTACTGTTTCCTGTAGGAACGGATAATGTACTTAATCCCTTAAAAGCAGCACTAGAACCTGTAATTTCTATTTGGCTAAATGCTATATTAGATGTGGCATTATCTGTAATGAATTCTACCATTTGACCATTAATTCCAGCGTTAACCACAAAAGAGTATGGAAAACCTAGTGAAGTATTTATACTAACAATTTGTGGAGTACTAAGACTTAATGTAATTGGGGATGATGGGAGAAGTTGATATGAATAATTGTTATTAGGTGGTGCATATGATGCTGATATAGCATGTGATGATGTAACTGTTAGAATATTATTACTAGCACTATATATTAAATCATTATCAATTTTAAGAGGCTTAATTCCATCACTTGTAACAAAAGTAGGATACCAATAATCACTACCAGTAAGAGTAGTTACAATATTGGATGCTGTAGTAGCAGTAGTAGCAGTAGTAGCATTACCATTTAAACTACCTGTCATTTTTAAACCAGTAATACTAGTACCAGAACCAGTACCAAAAGCTTGATACAGTTGTAGTAAATCATTTGTTTCAATTATATTACCATTTACAATATTTCCGGGATCTAAAGTTGCCATAATTATCTATCTATCTATATAATTTATTTGATTTTTTCTTTCTTCAACAATATGTTCTAATATCATATTATAAATATATAAAAACAAGTTTTTTATCAATATTGATAAAATTAACGGTCTATATTTACTAAAATAGTTGAATCTGTGGTAGATGAAAGGGGTAGTGGTTGAGATAATTTAGCTACTGCTAATAATTGTTGATTTTCATTATAAAGTCCAACTGTTGTTACATATGGTTCAAAGTAAGAACCTGTTGCAAATGAATATACTTTTCCTTCTGATTGTGATATTATCGATGGGTTTAAACTAGAATTAAATTCATTTTCTCTTATAGTACATTTATATTGACTTTCATATATTGTAATGGATGAGGAAAATGAACAAGTTACATTTGAAGATGTTGTAAAAGCTTCTATAATAGCTGCGGCTGTAGGAATACCATATAATGATGATCCATAAATTCCATATCCATATCCATCTCCTCCTAAGTTGGAGTTACTTGTAATTACTGCTATACCATGAGGATAAAATATTTGCCCACATATTCTATTAGATGATGATAAAATTAAATTACCTTCTCCATCATCATAAATAGAACCGCTAATCCCTTCCCAAATAAAAGAACTAGGTTGTATATAATCCCCGTAAAGTCTTGATGGAATTGATAATACCCCTACGGTAGCATTAGCTCCAGTTGGGAAATATTTTTTAAAGGTTAGTGTGGATTGGTTATAATTAAAATATTTTCCACTTGAATCTGTTGATCCTATATAAACATTTCCTTCAATATTATTTCCAGGAACTAAACTTTGGGTAGTAGCAGGGCTACCATAACTAGAACTTAGGTAATTTGAATAATATAATTCTTTAACAGAATCATATATTAATCTTTGATACTGGGGAGATACTAAACCTGTAATAGGGTCTGTATTTGGGTTGAATAGTGAACTTGTGTTTAAACCTAAATAACGATCAATAGAAACATCAGACCCAGTTAGCTCATTTCCTTTATAAGAAAAGCTTTTATTAACTTCAAATGGTACAAGAGTTATGTCTGATGCTAAAAATTGTTTGTAGGCACTCACTTAATATTTTTATTATTTCAATCAAAAATCTAACTTCACGCGAACAAGTGCTTCAGTAGTAAAATCTTTTGGAAGTGGTCTTGATAATTTTGCAACAGCTAATAATTGATTTGTATCATTATAAAGACCAATTGTTGTAATATATGTTTGTGGATTATTAATAAAATCACTATATAGTACTTCTCCAGTAGAACCAGAAATAAAGGAGGGATTTTCGGAATAATTATATTCTGAACTTCTAGGTCTAACAAATATAAAATCTGAAGTTATAGATTCTTGAGAGTTAATACTAAAACTCTTAGAGGCCATACCTCCACTAATTGATTGAAATAATGAAGTATTTGGGGATGTATTAGGAGCAGATGATGCTGTAGCTGAACCACTATATTGAAATCCAATACCTCCACTTACTGAAAAATCAGCTAGGGCTAATGGATTTAAGATAATAGTTCCTATATCAGGTAATAACCAACCATAAGAACCAGAATTCTTTGAATAACCATCAACAGTTGTAGCTGAACCAGTATATCTGACACCTTGTGATCCAGATATTAATTGAAATACTCTACCGGCTTCTGTAAATTGAACAGAACTTACATAGTTACTATTCTCGGTTAATGTAATAGAACCTGATGAACCTGTAAGAGTTAATGAAAGAGATCCTAAAAATAATGAATCTTTATATCTTGCTCTTTCAAAGGTTAATGCAAAAAACTGTGATGATGTAATAGTACCAAATATAAAATTAGTATTTTCATCCCCTATTACTAAGTCTTGCCATTGTCCAAAAATGGTTGATGTGGGGGATTTACCATTTACAGCATTGTTGTAATTTAAACTACCACTACCTGCTGCGTTTCCATAAGCAATACCAAATTGGACTTCAGCTGTTGATAATGTTGATGCTGTATTATATACATTCAAATAAAAATCCCCAGAAGATGCATTTTCTTGTGCTGATGAGGTAAATACTGAGGATAAAGAGGGAGAATTATTTGAAAATAAAGTAGATGAAATTGAATCTGTACTTATTACAAAATCGTCTGTTTCTAATCTTTTAAATGACATAATTTATATTTTAGGATACTTTTGTTACGGTTACGGGTATTGTTAGTCTTGCACCTGAATCTCTACCTTCTACAGTTAATGTAGCTTGTAATTGAGTGTTTGAACCAAATAATGTATTAATTGTAGTTGCTCTTAAATTAATTGTAGTACCAACTACTGTTTTAGATACCGATGTACCTAATGTTTGGGTTTGATTAGTTAAATTAAGGGCTTGGACTGCCGGGGTATCAATACCAACACCTTCAAATGTATTAAATAAACGAACATCTGAAATTGTAGCTGTATAACCTGCTGTTTCATAAGTATTGCCACCTAAATAATTTAATGTTTGAGGAGTAATTGCTAATGATGCTCCTTGTTTAATTACTATAGCATTAGTACCTAAATCCAAAATTGGCATTTTTGCTGTTCCTCTAGGTAAAGTTACAAGTTTATATTTCATTACTTGTGTTGATTGAGGAAAAGCTTCTAGCAAGGGCATATTTTGGATTGCTTGACCATAATAGGCTGAACCTGAAGGGTGAGTTGGGTTATAAAGTGTATAATCAATTTCATCATCTGCTAGAGCAAATTGAGTAATTCTAAATTGACCGTTGTTTTGTGCTAATAGTTGACGACCAGTATCTGTTAAAATTGCATCTACTGTGACAACACTGTTATTTAAGTATCCCATGTTTTAGTTTGTTGTTATATGTTATAAATATGTTAAATTAATCCTTTTTCTGTTAGTTCTTTAATTATATTAT